TAGAGTTTAAGTGCAGAACACAAATCCCTACTGATATACCCAAGTATATAATACACCCTCCCAAAGCGGTATTACCACTATTCCCTGCTCAAGTCCGCCCTATAAAAGGAAGAGTGATACTAGTTGAAGGTATCTTTGATGTACTAAATCTACATGATAAAGGATTACCAAATGCTGTATGTTGTTTTGGAACAAGAAACATATCAGTTGAAAAACTATCACTATTAAAAATGACAGGAGTAGATGGAATTGATATTCTATTTGACCCTGATACAGCAGGACAAGAAGCAGTAGAAGAAGTACAAAATATGTGTCTTGCAGCAGAATTAACATACAAAAACATTAAGCTACCAGTAGCATTAGGAGATGCAGGAGCTTTACCACTAAATCAAGTAATAAAACTAAAGGAACAATTATATGGCTAAAGTAGCAATTATAGAAACAAAAAAGAGTAGAAATAACTATGAAAGATTGTTTGATAACTCATTTGAGTTTGAACAATTTCAATTATGTTCTGACCCCACACTAAAGAAAGTACTAAAGAGAGATGTAGACTTAGTACTAAATACAGATGATTATGACTGGCTAATATTAGTCGGCTCAGAAGCACTTAAATACTATACCAAATTAAATTCTGTAACAGAATACAGTGGTAGAGTAGTAGAAGAAAAGTTTATACCAGTTATAAACCCAGCAATGCTTGCATTTAAACCAGAGGCTCAAAGAACTTGGGACGACTCCAAAGATAATATTATAAAGTATATTAAAGGAGAACTAAAGAATGTAACATTAGGAGATGATAAAGCATATGGAATACAAGACAGTGCAGAACTATATGTATTTCTTGATAATGCTTTGAATTCTGAGTATGACTTCATAGCCTTAGACTCTGAGACAACAGCACTATATCCTAGAGATGGTCACATACTTGGTATGAGCATATCGTATGAGCCTAATCATGGGGCATACATAGACACTGATTGTGTAGATGAAAAAGCAGAAAAACTTTTACAACAACTATTTGATAAGAAAAGAGTAGTATTTCATAACGCTAAGTTTGATATACATTTCTTTGAGTATCATTTCAATTTTAAATTCCCAAGATTTGAGGACACCATGTTATTACATTACATGTTAGACGAAAATCCAGGTACACATGGTTTAAAACAACTTTCCCTAAAGTATACACCTTACGGAGACTACGAGAAACCTATGTACGATTGGATGGACGACTACAGAAAAAGAAATGGTATGCTCAAAGGAGATTTTACTTGGGACTTGATTCCTTTTGATGTAATGAAACACTATGCAGCTTTAGATGCTGTTTGTACTTTCTTATTATTTCAAAAGTTTGAAACACCACTACTAAAGAATGATAGACTGTATGGAGTATATAAAGATATACTTATTCCAGGCACTAGATTCTTAACTGATATAGAAAGTAATGGTGTACCTTTCGATAAAGAAAGACTAGAGAAATCTTCTATACTAATGCAAAATGATATTGATGAAGCAGTTGCTAAACTATATACATACGAAGCTGTAAAACAGTTTGAAATTAATCAAGGTAAGCCTTTTAATCCAAACAGTACAGTACAACTTCGAGCATTACTGTTTGATTACTTAGGTTTAAAACCTACAGGTAAGAAAACAGGAACAGGAGCAGACTCAACAGATGCAGAAGTACTAACAACACTAGCAGAAGAACACCCAGTACCAAAACTAATATTGGATATAAGACAAAAAGTAAAGATTAAATCTACTTACTTAGATAAAATATATCCACAGTTAGATAAAGATGAAAGACTAAGAACAGGTTTTAATCTACATGGCACAACATCAGGTAGACTTTCTTCTAGTGGTAAAATGAATATGCAACAAATACCTAGAGACAATCCTATTGTCAAAGGTTGTATAAAAGCTAAGGCAGGTCACAAGATAGTGGCTATGGACTTAACAACAGCCGAGGTATATTGTGCAGCAGTACTTGCAAACGATAAAAACTTGATGAAAGTTTTTCAAGATGGAGGTAACTTCCACAGTAATATTGCTAAGATAGTGTTCAATCTCCCATGTGATGTCGCAGATGTCGCAGAACATTACTCTACAGAAAGACAAATGGCTAAAGCAGTTACCTTCGGTATTATGTATGGAGCAGGGCCGAAAAAGATAAGTGAACAGGTTACTAAAGATTCAGGAAAGCACTTTAGTATGAGAGATGCATCAGCAGTTATTGCAGATTACTTTGAACAGTTTCACGGTCTTAAAAAGTGGTTAGACGATGGTAAACAATTTATTCAGGATAATGGGTTTATGTATTCATTCTTTGGAAGAAAAAGAAGATTACCAAACGTTTTCTCAACTGATAAAGGTATAGCATCGCATGAGGTTAGGTCTGGAATTAACTTTCTAGTACAGTCAATCGCATCTGATGTAAACCTATTGGGAGCTATTGAAATGAATGCATATATTAAAAGGACTGGTATGAGGTCTAAGATATTTGCATTAGTTCATGACTCAATACTTGCAGAGGTACCTGATTGTGAAATCAATAGATACTCTCAAGAGTTGCAGACTTTCATACAAAAAGATAGAGGGCTCTCTATACCAGGAACTCCTATTGGGTGTGACTTCGATGTACATGAAGACTACTCTTTAGGTAAGTTTGAGAAGAAGTATGAAGCTCTCGGAAGTTAGCTTTCCAATTTATGTTCTTCACACAGACGATGTCATCTTTCGAGATGGCATTCTCTGGTGTGATGGCGATATAGTAGATGATAAGAACACAAGAGGAGATACAATAGGAGTACGAAGATTAAATACTCCACATAAAAATTTATATAAGTTAAAGATTATGCTTGATGACTTTCCTAGTCTATTCAAACATAGAGGTAAATATTATATAGATTCTACAGGTAAGTTTTTTGTTTACGAAAAAAGTAAAGTAGTAGACTTAATTTATCACAAAATAAAAAGAATAGAAAAGAAAGAAGTAGCAACAATAATATGGCTAGAGAATATAGCTTTTCCATTCGAAACGAAGAGACCTCCTGACTTACAATATAAGTATGCAGGAGTTCTTTATATTAAAAAACAACCAGCGTATCTGTATGAGTTTAGTACAGATATGAAGAAAAAAACATGGAGAAAAATATGAAAAGATTATTATTTTGGATTATAGATTGCTGGAGAGTTGTTATGGATAACAGATTCAATCCACTTAAGCATATACCAGACCCTTCAATACAGGCGTACTTTACATTAGTACTCTTTACAATGTGGTCTGTGTTCTTTGGTTTTATCGCTACATATTATATGGGTTGGTATGGGTATAGTACAGTTACTTCTATAGTAATACATCTAACATTAATAATACCAATCATATTTACTAACATTGTATTTCAAGAGGCTGAGAGAGATGGACGTAGATGGTATACCGACTACAGACAAGAACAATGGAAAAGAAAATTGTTTCCAAGAAAAGACAATGTAATTAAATGGGATATTGATAAAGAAGCATGAAAATAATCATAGAACTAGATACCGAAAAGGAACAGGATTTAGAAACAATCAAAGAGTTTATCGAGCTATTAAAGAATAATGAAAGCAGTTCTAAGTAACAGAATATGGCTTGAAGTTACGAATAGTTATCAGTCTAAACTCGATGAAGAATTAACTTACGCTATACCTAATCGCAATCCCTTAAATCCGCCATTCATTATAAAGAATATGGCAGTGGTGCGTTCAGGTTTAGTAACCATACCTATTGGAAGAACGGATTTGATACCTGATGACTACGAGATAGTAGATAAACGAACGCTATCGCCAGTAGAACCTCTTGACTTCAAGTTTGATTTAAGACCTTCGCAACAAGAAGTATATGACCAGCTGGACGATAGTGCTATAATTAACGCTTGGGTCAGTTGGGGCAAGACTTTTACAGCTCTAGCAATAGCAAATAAGCTTAAGCAGAAAACACTTGTTGTTACACATACACTTTCACTGCGAGCGCAGTGGGAAAAAGAATGTAAAAAAGTATTCGGGGTCACGGCGGGTGTGATTGGTAGTGGAAAGTTTGAAATAGATGCTCCAATCGTAATCGGGAATGTGCAAACTTTGTACCGACGACAGAAAGATATACACAATGTTTTTGGGACTATCATACTTGATGAGATGCATCACGTCTCTTCTCCGACTTTCACACGAATTGTCGACTCGAATCGTGCGAGATACAAGATAGGTCTTACTGGAACTATGGAACGAAAGGACGGACGTCATGTGGTATTTAGAGACTACTTCTCGAATACAGTATATAAACCACCAAGAGAAAACTACCTAAAACCTCGAGTAGAGATTGTAAAATCAGGAATAAGATTTATGGACGGAGCCTACACACCATGGGCTGAACGAGTAAATGCACTTGCGTATGATTGGGAATATCAGAATATGATTTCGTTGTTGGCAGCAAAGTATGCCGCGATTGGACATAAAGTACTTGTCGTAAGTGATAGAGTAGACTTTCTGAAACGTTGTGCGAAGTTAGTAGGAGACAATGCAATTTGCGTAACAGGGGATATACCTCACGAAAAAAGACCTGAACTTATTAAAGATATATTTACAGAAACAAAAGATATACTGTTTGGAACACAAAGTATATTTTCAGAGGGTATATCACTTGATTGCCTTAGCTGTCTAATTCTGGGTACACCCGTGAACAATGACCCATTACTAACGCAACTTATTGGTAGAATTATTAGACTATACGAGGGCAAGCCTCAACCTGTAATTCTAGATATACACCTTGTTGGAAAAACTGCTACGAAGCAAGCTAACGCAAGAATGGGGTACTATATAAAAGAGGGCTATGATGTTTCGGACGTATAGCATGGAAAAATATTTCTTGACACGAGTTCAAATTTTTGGTATAATATATGATATTGTTTAATTGGGAAAAGATAAAAAAAGAAAGCAATGGCAAGGTTGGTGACATACTTACTATCCTCCATATACTAACTTACAAACTTCCACCAGTAAACAGAAAAGACAGAATATTCAAGTTTTGGCAAAAGAGTTTCTATGGACACAGTTTCCTAGCTAACCCTGAGCCCTTGTTTATTCAAAGAAGGAGATATTCAGATAGCGAGATTGCACAGTACGCAGGTATCGCGTCGCTACGCAACTATTTTGAATATCAAAAAACTAAAGATACTACACTAGACCTCTTGCATTTTACAGGAAATATTGAGGTCATAGAAAACAATAGATTACTTTGGATTGAAGGGGGTAGTATTCACTTTAAATTCGAAGAAATCACTAAAGGAGAAATGACATGGCATTGAGTTTTAATCAAGCTAAGGGCGAAGCCCAAAAAAATAAAATCGATAGTTATCAATACGTTGAAGGCGATAACATCGTAAGAATGGTCGGAGATATCTTACCTAGATATGTCTACTGGCTAAAAGGTGAAAACGGAAAAAATTTACCATTCGAATGTCTATCGTTCGATAGAAACACAGAAGCATTTAACAACATAGAGAAAGATTGGGTTAGAGAATATCACCCAGAGCTTAAATGCGGCTGGAGTTATGCAATACAGTGCATACACGAAGGTAAAGTAAAAGTTCTAAACCTTAAAAAGAAACTTCTAGAGCAAATTATGGTTGCTGCAGAAGACCTAGGAGACCCAACAGATGTAGAAACTGGCTGGGACGTGCATTTTAAAAGAGTAAAAACTGGACCAATGGCTTATAATGTTGAGTACCAATTACAGGCTCTTAAGTGTAAACCAGGACCTCTTTCCGAAGGGCAAATGGAATTAATATCTGAACTTAAATCTATGGACGAAATCTTAACTAGACCGACTCCTGATGCTCAGAAAGAGTTATTAGATAGATTAAGAGAAGGCGCAGCAAACTCTCAACCTGATGAATCAATCAGTGATGAGTTTGATATTTCTTAAAGGAGTATACTATGGTATCAGTAGGACACGAGTTTCCTGACTTTCAAATGGAAGCATGTAATAAAGAGAACGAAATCTTGACAGTAGGTAGAGTAACAGACCAATGGGCTGTGTATTATTTCTATCCAAAAGACTTCACTTTTATATGCCCTACAGAAATCTCAGGAATGGATATTCTAGTAGATAATGCTAGAGTTTTAGGAATAAGCGGCGACAACGAATGGTGCAAACTGGCTTGGAAACAAAGTAATGAATTGATAGGTAATATCAATCACACTCTTGCAGCTGACTCAGGATTGTATCTTGCAGAAGAATGTGGCGTTGTAAACGAAGAAGAGGGAGTATGTTATAGAGCTACTTTTATTGTAGACCCTACTAACATAGTTCAACATGTATCAGTGAACGCACTAGATACAGGCAGAAATGCTGAAGAAATACAAAGGACTTTACATGCACTTAAAGCTGGTGGACTCACTGGCTGTGCTTGGCAACCTGAGGACGACTTCGTAGCGTGATTTTATTTACTGCAGATTGGCATATTAAATTAGGACAGAAGAATGTTCCTTTGGAATGGGCAAAAAATCGTTATCAAATGTTTTTTGACCAAATCTCTGTTCTAGAAAAAGATGTTGACCTGCATATCATTGGAGGGGATTTGTTTGACCGAATCCCCACAATGGACGAACTAAGTCTTTACTTTAAGTTCGTAAAGAGTGTTAGTGTAGATACGATTATATTTGATGGAAACCATGAAGCTACTCGTAAAAACAAAACATTTTTTACAAACTTAAAAGAAGTTACAGAACAAATTAACCCACTAGTAACAGTAGTGGATAGAACTTATTATTCAGATGACTGGGCAATACTGCCTTACGCTGATTTACATAAAAAGAATAGTATAGAAGATATTAATTCTCCTATATTATTTACTCATGTTCGTGGAGAGATACCACCTCATGTAGTACCAGAAGTAAATTTAGAAAGATTTGATAAGTTTGATATTGTGTTTGCGGGAGATTTACATGCTCATAGTAATACACAAAGAAACATAGTATATCCTGGCAGTCCTATGACTACAAGTTTTCACAGACAGCTTGTAAAGACAGGATATATTACAATAGAAAAAGATTGGTCATGGACGTGGCATGAGTTTGACTTACCACAACTATTGAGAAAGACAGTAGATGACCCAGCAGAGATGTTACAAACCGACTTTCATCATACTATATATGAAATTGAAGGAGACGTATCTGATTTAAGCAATATTAAAAATAGTGAACTACTAGACAAGAAAGTAGTGAAACGAAAAACAGAAGCAACGCTTATTCTTGACAAAGAAATGTCGATAGAAGAAGAACTAAATGAGTACCTCAGCTTTATACTAGAGTTAGAGGATAACAAGGTTAAACAAATATTAGGAGTATTCAGTGATTACGCTAAAGAAGCTAACGTGGAATAACTGTTTCAGCTATGCTGATGGTAATGTACTACAATTAGATGATAGTAGTGTTACTCAGTTGGTAGGAACAAATGGAGCAGGAAAGTCTTCCATACCTTTAATACTAGAAGAAGTATTATTTAATAAAAATTCAAAAGGTATAAAGAAAGCAGATATACCAAATAGACATGTAAATAATGGGTATGATATTAGTATTTCTTTTTCTGTAGAAGATGACGAGTATGAAATTGATGTAGTTCGTAGAGCTAGTATAAAAGTGAAGTTGTTTAAAAACGGCAATGATATATCCAGTCATACAGCTACAAATACTTACAGGTCTGTTGAGCAGATACTTGGTATAGATTTTAAAACATTTTCACAGATTGTATATCAAAATACTAATGCTAGTTTACAGTTTTTAACTGCTACTGACACAAACCGCAAAAAGTTTTTAATTGACCTTTTACAGTTAGATAACTATGTGAAATACTTTGATGTTTTTAAAGAATTATCACGAAATTTATCTGGAGATGTTTCTCGCATACAGGGGAAAATTGACACAATTAATAAGTGGTTAATAAACAATAAATTAGAGAGTATAGAGCTATTACCAAAATTAGAAATTGAATTTATAAATGAAGAAGATGAAAAAACTTTACGTTCTTTACAATTAGAATTTGAAAATATCTCGGAAATTACGAAAAAAATAAATCAAAACAATTTATTTAAAAAACAGTTAGAATCCATTGATTTACAAAAAGCTAAAACTGTTTTAAAGGTATATGAAAAAGAAGATACTTCTTTCTTAAAAGAAACATTAGGTACTTGGAAGTCTGAACTTGCTCATGAAACAAGAATGAGAGATAAGTATGAAAACTTAAAAAACTCAGAAGACATGACATGCCCTACTTGTAGTCAAGACATAGATTTAGACTTCATAGAAATTGAGTATAAAGAACATAATAAACGTGCACAGTACAATAGTACAGAAATAAAAAAGACAGAACAAAAGATAGAAGATATAGAAAAAATAAACTCTAGTGTTAAACAAGCACAAGGGTACGTACAAGAGTGGGAAGACTTATTTAGAAGAATAGATAAAGACTTATCAGAAGAAGTACCAAATATCCTAAACTTAGAGTCTGAAATTAGAGAACTCAAATCTTCTCTATCTGCTAAAAAGTTTGAAATACAGAACACCATTGATAGAAACTCTGAGATAGACAGACACAACACAAGACTAAGCATAGTACAAGAACAAACAGAAGAGTTTAACACAGAGTTAACAGAACTAGTAGAAGATTTAAGTGCTATAGAAGATAAAGCAACAAGTGTTGAAATATTAAAGAAAGCATTTAGCACTAATGGATTACTTGCGTATAAGATTGAAAATCTAGTAAAAGATTTAGAAGAACTTACTAATGATTACTTAGCAGAACTATCTGATGGTAGATTTAGTTTAGAATTTATTGTTGTAAATGATAAGCTAAATGTTCATATAGATGACAATGGAAAACAGGTAGACATTCTAGCACTAAGTGCAGGAGAACTCGCAAGAGTTAACACCTCTACTTTATTAGCTATTAGGAAACTAATGAGTAGTATTTCTAAGTCAAGAATCAATGTATTATTTCTTGACGAAGTAACAAATGTACTAGATGAACTAGGCAAAGAAAAATTAGTAGAAACACTACTTAAGGAACAAAATTTGAATACATATATAGTATCACATGGTTGGACACACCCCTTACTTGCAAAAATAGAAGTAATAAAAGAAGATGAAATAAGTAGGCTTGATGGTCAATCCTAGACAAAAAGGTAATCTTGGTGAAAAACAAGTAATAGAACTTCTGAATAGAACTACAAAAGAAGAGTGGGAACAAACTCCTGGCTCAGGTAGTGGTAAAATAAAAGGAGATTTAAGAGTACATGGAAAGCATAATATATTCTGTGTAGAAGTAAAGTTTTATAAGCACGTAGGCTTTGACTCAAAAATATACACTCAAAAGAGTAACAATTTATATAAATGGTGGAGTAAAATTTGTAAACAAGCACAACAAATGCAACAAGAACCTCTTTTAATATTTAGAGAGAATCACGGTAAGTTTTTTGTCGCAACTACAAGAGAACCACTTAACACGCTTAAATATATGCATATTGCCTGGCTAGGTGCATATATACTAATGGCAGAACACTGGCTAGAAAAAGAGGAGATTAAATTTACAAATGGCGATTACGTTCTCAAGCCTTGGGAACCCAGCTCCGATTGGGAACTTGCTGATAGTTGATGCACTAAATATTGCATTTAGATGGAAGCATCAAAAAGTCACAGACTTTAAATATGATTATGTTAGAACAGTAGAAAGTTTAGCTAAATCATATAATGCAGGTACAATCATAATTACTGCCGATGGCGGTAGTAGTTACAGGAAAGCTATATTCCCAGAATACAAGGCAAACCGAAAAGAAAAATATGCAGAACAGACTCCTCAAGAAGAAAAAGAGTTTGCAATGTTTATGGCAGAGTTTAGTGATACTCTGACATTACTAAAAAATAAACACCCAGTCTTTCAATTCAAAGGAGTTGAGGCTGATGATATAGCAGCTTATATAAGTATGAACTTAGATAAGTATAATTTTGATGAGTGCTGGATGATTTCCTCTGATAGGGACTGGGACTTATTAATAACAGATAAAGTATCAAGATTCAGTACTGTAACTAGAAAAGAAGTTACATTGAATACTTGGGACGAACACTATGACTTTGAAGTAGAAGATTATATAACCTTCAAATGTCTGACTGGCGATAAAGGAGATAATGTACCTGGCATACCAGGGATTGGTCCAAAACGCGCAGTAGAAATAATGAACCAATATGGAAATATCTTTGATATCTATGCTGCAGTTCCTTTAGAGGGCAAATATAAATATATTCAATCTCTAAATGAAAATGCAGAACAGCTACTTATGAATGTAGAACTAATGGATTTAGTTACATACGCAGAAGAAGCAATAGGAGAAAAGAACAAGCAAGTAATAGACTTAGGAATACAGGAACACTTAAATGTTAAAAATTGATTATAGTAAAGACAGTTTGCTTACAGAATTTAGTAAGCAAACTTTAAAAGACCGTTATATGGTCGGAGACGAACAAAGTCCACAAGAGGCATTTGCAAGGGCAGCTTTAGCATTTGCAGATGACCAAGACCATGCGCAACGTATATATGACTATGCTAGTAATCTATGGTTTATGTTTGCAACACCAGTTTTGTCTAATGGCGGAACAAAACGAGGTTTACCAATTAGTTGTTTTCTAAATTATATAGAAGACAGTAGAGAAGGGATAACAGGTCACTACACTGAGAACGCATATCTATCATCTATGGGTGGTGGAATCGGCGGCGGGTGGAGCGACGTGAGGTCACAAGGGACAAAGACGTCGAAAGGCTCTGAGTCTACTGGTGTTCTGCCCTTCATGAAAGTTGTAGATTCAGAAATGTTGGCGTTTAGCCAGGGTGTAACTAGACGGGGTAGTTACGCAGCATATCTACATATGAGCCACCCCGAAATTGAGGAGTTTCTAGATGTTAGAAAACCAACTGGTGGAGATACTAATCGTAAGTGTACTAATCTTCATCACGGTGTCGTTATACCAGATAAGTTCATGGAGATAATCCATCGAGCTACGAAGGAACAGAACTTTGATGATAGTTGGGAATTAGTTGACCCTCACTCAGGAGAAGTGAAAAAAATTGTAAGTGCACGAACACTTTGGGTAAAGTTACTACAGAATCGTATGGAGACAGGAGAGCCTTATCTTATGTTTGAAGATGCCGTTCAGTCTGACTTACCTGAATTTCAGAAGAAGAAGGGTTTAAAAGTAAACCATAGCAATCTTTGTTCAGAAATTACACTTGCAACAAACGAAGAAAGAACAGCAGTATGTTGTCTTTCAAGTGTTAATCTGGAGTACTATGACGACTGGAAAAAACATCCAGCGTTTATACCAGATTTAGTACGCTTTCTAGATAATGTATTGACTTACTTTATTGCAAACGCCCCAACAGAACTAGAAAGAGCTCGATACAGTGCTGAAAGAGAGAGAAGTATTGGTCTTGGTGCTATGGGATTTCTCTTCT